AATATAATCGCCAAAACAAATCGTACATGCCGCCAAAACAAATCATACATATTTTGATGGCCGCAGCGATGGCGGTTTAAAGATAATTTAAACGCTAGATAAATACCCCTTAAACGGCGCGATAGGAGATGCCGCTCAAGTCAAAGGCGTAGATGGTGCCGGGCACATAACTAACCACAGTTACAATGCCCAAAACGGTGAGCAATACCGTAACGTGGCCAGCGGCGTTCAAGCGGGGCAAAGTGAAGTACATTTGCCTTTGTGGCTTGGGCAATAAGATGCCCACTTGCGAACCGGCTGCGCTGGTGTTTACCACCGCTCCGCTTACTTGTACATTGCCCAATACATCCACCGTTACATCAACAGAAGACGATGCCGGGGCGTAAAACGACCAGTTGGCCAAGAAGTCGATGGGTGTGGTGGTGTTCAGGGCTTTCAACAGGTCGCCAATCTTATTAGCCAAGCGCGGACCAGCGCCAAAAGCAAAGTCGCCGCCAACGGCAGGCTGCGCGCGCAAGCGTGCTTTATATACATGGTGCACCGTTACTTGGTTACCGTTGAGGTTGGTTTGTGGGTCGATGGGCAGCGGGTCGTCGTAGCGCTCCCATACAAACACTTGGCCACTGGTTTTGGTATAGGTGGCCGCATCAACAGTCAGCAATTCGCCAGCTAAATAAATAGCACCGGCGCTCAATACTGCCGTGTTGGCGTTGCTGCCCGTGCCCGCTACTGCACCGTGCACAATAAAGTTGCTGCCCAACCCAATACCCAATGCACTGGCCAAGGTAAGTACACTGTCTTGCAGGTGCTTTAGGTTGTCATTTTTGAGCGGGTGGCCGCCATTGTTTAATTGCAACTGTTCCATGGCTAGTAAGTTTGTATGCGGTAGCGCTTGCCAGCCGCACGGTAAAGGTCAACACGGGCACGCATAGCGGCTTCGGTATATACCGTGGCCACTGGCACCCAAATAATAAAGTCCACGTTACCGGCAAGGTATTCGGCATCGCTATATATATAGGTAGGGGGCGCGGCCTCACCATTGGCAAATATGTATAGGGGCGGCTGTTGCTCTACTTGGTAATAGGTATACACCACCGGCAACTGCTGTGGGTTGTTTTCGATAAATATGCCACCGCCACCACTGGGCCAGTAATAATTGAGCATGGCCTCCATGTTAATGGTTTGGCCGTTGTAGCTCAATTCGCGCAGCTTATCGGTTCGGTAGGCCAAAAACACTGCATGCAGCTCAGCCAATGGCCCAAGCAGCGCATATAGCCACAATTGCTGCACGGGCTTGCGTAAGAAGCTCGGCAGCAGTTGCTGTATCAGTCGGTACCAATTTACCTGGTATAGCATTAGGCTGGTGTAAAGGTTAAAGCACTGGCCAATGGGTGGCCTGTGGCATCGTAAACGGCATAACCGGCAAAGGTTTGGTATTCCCGGCCCACTGCCGCCCAAGGCAATAAGCCTATTTGATAATCGAAAGAGTTTAACACAACATCGTTTACGCCCACCACGGCCTGTATGGCATCAATAAGCTTGTTGGTGTTAACCTTACCATTGAATGGTATGGTGGCCAAGTAAGTATCAATGGCAGTAGCCACCAGTGCGCGCACCGTTGCCTCGGCGTATATGGCATTGTAGAACACCACGCCAGCCATGCGCACCTTATCGGCGGCAAGACTTACAGTTTGAGTGCGAGCGCCCGCTTCTTTAATACCGTTCAAGTAGGTCTCGAATTGCAAGAGTTCGGTGCTAGTAAGTGGACCAGGCACGCCCGATGTTTCTTTGGCGAGTTTAATGGTAATAAGGCCCGTATTATCTTCTATAGTGGCGGCGCGCTTAACTATCTGCTTGGTGGCATCAATAGTAGCGTAGCCGGGCACACCGTTGGTTATAACCAGCGCATCGCCCAATTGAAATGCCAGGCACTTGCCTTGATACCACAACAAGGTGTGCGGTATCGCACGGGCCGCAGCGGCATCTACTTCGAGCCGAAACGCGTCCCAAAGGTTTTCGTGCACCCACATGGCCACGGCAACTATATAAGCCCACAAGCGCCAAATAGCCGTTTTGGAGCGGCTATTGAGGGCGCTTAGCAAGTTGGCCAGCGTATCGGCTTGCGGTGCCAAAGGCGTTAATTGCGCCTGGGCATCTTTGAGGGCGATAATGCTGCCGTATATGTCGCTTATGGTGCGGGACATGGAGTTGCGAGTTACGAGTTACGGGTTACGGGTTGTGTATCGGGCTTGTTATCCTTTGCTGGCTCGGTGGGCTTGGTGGTGCCTTGGCCAACCAGTGTTTTTACCTCTTGCACTTTGTGCAGGTACTTGGGCGCAAACACACCCAACAGCAACATGAAGTTGAAAGCCAAATCAACGGTTTGGCCGCTGCGCAGGGCCATGGCATTGAAGGCCATGAAAAACAGCAACAAAAAAAAGCTGTATAGCCTCGTGCTGCTCTTTTGCTCCGGTTGCTCTTCAAAAAATCCTATTTTGTTCATTACGGGCAAGTTATTGAGGTCCACACAGTATTGCCACTATTGTCAGGAGTAAGCCGCCAGCAGGTTCCATCGGGCGAGGGTATAACCACACCGCTTGCCACGTCTGTTATGTAAACATCGCCATCTCCTACGGTTAGTTTGCTGGTCGGGTTATTGGTGCCTATTCCTACATTAAACGCGCCAGCTCCGGCCAATGAAGACTCATCTTGTAAAACCAAGTGGCTTTTGTTGGATAAAAGAAAAAATCCTGAAGCGGTAGCCTCAAAGTAAGAAGATGTACTATTTACAGTGTCAGCATGTGAAACCGATACACTATTGGGGTTGACATTAACAAAACTCCCATAAGTCAGTGACTCGTTAAAAGAAGATAACTGAATACCCGAAAGCATTTCAAATAAATCGTCAGCAGCAGGCTGTTTGTTTCTTAAATGTATGCGACCGCCACTGCCTCCGGCGCTTTGAACACCCATATCAAAATACAACCCTAAATAACTAACATCAAAAGTGGTAGTATCACCAGAACCAAACCCAGTATAACCAAAACTAGAACCAGTGCCATATACATCCCCATCAAAAATAGTGTTTCCATCAACATGTAAATTAGCACCCGGAGCATCGGTACCTATACCCACATTGCCGCCATCGGCCTGCAAGGCTATTACATCGTCGCCAAAATCGAAGTTGCTTACTGTGCCGGTAATGCCGTCGCTTATTAATGAGAAGGCCGCAAACGTGCCGCTGGCCAAGGGATAAAACCCATCGCGTGCCTGAATTTGAAAACCACTACCCGACTGGTCGGAGTTGCCAAACAGCGTTAGGGTTCTGCCATCGCTTACGCGCCATATATTAAAGTGGTCGCGCCCGGCGCTATCGGTTACATACAACATGCGCTCGGTGCCCAAGGTATCGGGTGCCAGGCTGTTAATATGCAACTTGCCCAATGGGTTGGTGGTACCAATGCCCACATAGCCACTGCCACGCTTAGGCATCAGGGCAATGTTTTTGCCACTACTAAGGCTGGTGGTGTCAAGCTCGGTGTTTAAGAACGTGGTATCATTGGCAGTGGTAAGCTCTACGCAAGCGCCACCAACGCCATAATTGCGAACCTTGAGGGCCGCGCTACTATCGGCACCATACGAGCGCACGCCCGTGCTGGGGCCGCTGGTGTATTGCGGTGCGCCATCTTGCGCCATGGTAACTGTTGCCATAAGAAAGAATGCAATTGCGCAAACAATCTTGTGTCTTGTGTCTTGTGTCTTGAGTCTCATTGTTTTGGTTTTGATAGATTTTAAGCTGGAATGCCGTTTTTAGGAACCCAAGTACCACCCTCGTAGCGCATGGTTACAAATTGGCCGTAAAACTCGGCATACGGGCCAGTATTGAGGTGATAAACACCTTGCGCCCAATCGTTCTCCTCGTCGGCGCTACCGGTGTTGCCCACGCCCTTGTGGCACGAATACTGCCCAAAAGGAATACACTTGGTGCGTATGGTGCGGTGCGTACCGGCTTCGTCGGTAAGTATAAGGTTGCCACCCACCAGCGTAAGCGAGAAGGTGCCCGCAGGCGGTGTAACAATAGCAGCCAAGTTGCTGGCCTGCTTAATGCGTATGGATGCTGCTTGTTCTGCCATCACTCAATTATTATGGTTCCGTAATTGTTAATAATACCCTCGGCCACCAGCGCGCCCTCGCGCACCCGCACCTGGGCATCGGTATATACATCCAGTTGGCCGGTTTCGGCAACGGTAAGGTTATCAAACACGGTGTATTGCGCATCGGGCACCACAATTACGTGGCCCTTAACCACGCGGTAAACCATGCCACCCACCAACACCACCCAGCGGCCAGCCAGTAGCTCGGCCTGCACGTCGGCACTTACAAAGGTGGCCGTGTGGCTTTGGCGCAACACCACGCCGCCAATGCTGGCCACTTGGCCAACAGTAACGGCACCGGGCGCATAAGCCGGAACGGTATTTCGGCCCGCATCGCTGCCCAACACGGCCAAGTTGTTTATAAGCAACTTGAACGCATCTTGCGCCATTTGGCCGGTTATCTCATTATTGGCATTCTCGTAAACGAGCGCCTCCAATTGAGCTATTACTTGTGCACGTGTTAAACTCATCTGAAACTGATATTAAATGCGCCACTAAATGCACCGCCCACCACCCGTGGGTTGCTTGCCGCCACGGCATTGGCGGGCTTTAACCGCTTATCTTTAAAAAACTGAACCACCACGGCATTCAAAGGGCTATACGCCGCTACCAGCTCACTGCCCGCCACCGGTGCGGTGTTATAACCCACCAGCTCGGCGTTCTCTTCGAGCACCAAGGGCACGGCGCTTATGGTACCATACCGCTCAATGGCAATATCAAACACATCTTGCCCATCGGCCACTATCAACTTAATATCTGCCATTGATAGTTAATTTGTTTGTTCTATAACTCACCTCTTCTACCGCCATACCATCGGCTTCTAACTGCAATCGCAAGTTGCGCACCCACACATCAGGATTAGGGCCATTGAGTTGGCTAAAAACATCGGCACCCACCATTGGCCATTGCCGATATTGCCCTGGCACGGCGCGCACTAGGCACTTGGCGTGTTGCTTACTGGCATCTCCTATCACAAAGTCGCCAGTCCGCATTAGCAGCTCGTCGTCATCGTCTAGTAAAAAATCGCCAGTAGCCATCTTTATCGTTTATCCGTGCTTTACGGTATCGTTCTCAATATCACTTACTTGGGTATTAACCAATGTTTGACCATACCAAGTGGCGGCCGCTGTTTTAAGCGCCAAACCACCATCTTGCGCCACGGGTGTCCATCCGCTCAATACTTGTTTCAGCTCATTAATGTCATCTTCAACAAGGTTCAACCTATCTACCAGCTCTGCAACCTTTACAATGCCGCCATATTGGCTGCCGTGCAACTCCACTTCGTCAACCTCGCTCATAAGTGCCACATAGCCGGTAGTGGGGTTTAACCAAGTTATTACCACCACGCTGCCAACTGTGGGCAACATTACAAACCCGACCGTTCCAGCCAAATTTGCTTGCAATCGCACCCCAAATACATCGGCATCGCCGTTGATGGGCCGCACATCGCAAGTGCGCTCGTTGGCATCTACTTCCAATACAGTACACACGGTACTGTAAACTTCCGCACTGCCTCTTTTGGCCAATTCTTGTATTGCTTCGGCTATTGTCATCTTGCTTGCCCGTCCAATTCTATCGTTTGCCGAAGGCCATTAACACCACCGGTATATGTTACCCTCTTTACAAAATATTGACCTGGCGAATTACCTTTAAAACCTCTTGGGTCTTTGAGGTCTATAATGTCGCCGTGCCTTACCAGCGGTGTGCCAAACACGGTAAAACTTCCTGTAAACCCATCCACTCGCAACCTATCCAACTCCTCGGCCACACGCGCCTTTAGTTCGCTTTCGGTAAGGTTGTAGTAGTGCAAGGTGCGTTGTTCGCCATCAGCATCGCCATCTTGAACCTCAATTTTGGTGTTGTTGGGTAACATGCTTATGCCGGTTACCTTTATCTTGATTTCGTCCTTTCTCCAATACTCAAGGCTATCATGGTCAATAATATCCAAACCAAGGGTAAAGGTGTGGGTGGAGCGCAGCTCGGGCCAATAAGCCAAACCACTATACAATTTGCCGTCCCTAAACCAACTGTGCAGGCCGTAAGTTTTCTTAAGCTCTTCGAGCACTTGCGCCAAACTCGCCTTGGTTATACGAAACTGCCCCAGCTCTACATCGGGACACTGAAACTGAACACCAACCGGCAAATGATTGGTAAGCAATTGGCGAAGCGATATGCTTTTGTAGCTGGCCGTTATGGGCGCACCTTTAAGCTTATACATCTCGTCCTCGCAAGTGAACCCAATAATACTACCGGGCTTTATGCGGCTCAAGTAGCCCGTAAACACCGTTTTCAAAGAACCATCGTAACCATGTTGCACAGTTACTTTATCACCTTGGCGAAACAACCGCTCACCATCAAACCAACTTATATTGCCCCACCGTATTTTACGCGGTATGCGCAATTGGCATTTATCGGTGAGGTTTTCCCAAGAGCTTTCGGTCTCGGTTTCCACCACATACGGAAACTTGAAGCCGCCGATGTTTATGTAAGTCCCTACTACCAGCATATTAGTTGTTGGCGGCAATTATTTGCACGCCTGTGTCTTTTGTATCTGCATCGGCCACGCTGTTAATCGCACCGAGTGTTTTGGTTTCGGCAATACTTATCTCGCCACTGGTGCCGTTTTTCACGGTGTCCTCTTCGCGCAGCAACTCAACGGGTTGGTCGCTTACGCAAGTGAGTTGCCACGGTTGGCTATTGAACTGTGCCGCATTTTGGGCAAAATTTGGCTCTTTAATTACCAAGTTGTAAATGCCGAACTGGCGCAAATACCAACTGTTAACCTTTATGGCCCTATTACTCTTTGTTATCGCAACAAGCTTTTGCATTTCCTTTTCGGGGTAACTGTTAGTGGTTTTTGCCACAAACACCCCGTAAATACTCACTTGGTAATCGCCATCACTTACATATTCCTTTACGGTGCCGTTACGGCCCTGTATGGTGGTCTCAACGATGTTCTTTGTTTGGCTCACATTAAACAGCACCACGTTTATCTGCGTGCCATCGGCGCGGGTAAACCCATCGTATTGCACCGTATTGCCATCACTATCGGTATATTGCCCGGCTTCAATTTCGAGCCAACAAAACACCGGTGTGCCAATGCGGCTAACAGGTAAGTTGCGTTCCAAAAAACTATCACTTTCAGCACCATCGGCCTGGGCAGTATAATCAGGGGCATTTACATTGTAAAAGCCATTGGCATCCAATAAAAACTTATACGGCGTTATCATGGCGCAGCTAAGTTTACATCGTTTACGGCACCCAATAGCGTATTCAATACCTCTTCTTTTACCTTGCCATAGGCTTGGTCTATTTTGGTGGTGCTGATATTTACACCACCCGAAATAAGGTTTTCAATATTGATGGTAAGATTGCGCACCTGTTTGGCATCGGCTTCTACAGCGGCAATACCAGCCTTAAGATTAGTTGCGCCTGGTGCACTTGGCGCGCCACCCGGCTTATTGGGCATACCGGCAGGGTCGCTTGGGTTTACAATTGGAAATGCACCCAAACCGCCAGCTTGGTCAGCTTTAAAGCTTTGCACACCCTTATCGTAGCCATTACTGAAGCCATCGGCAATATCTTCTCCATAAGTGGCCACAAACCCAACTGGGTTTGCTTTTACCAGCGCACCGCCAATTTTTTCGATACCAGCGGCCACCAAGTCACTATCGAAAGACACAAGGCCCACAATAAGGTCGTATGCACCACCAAAGAACTCGGTAAAAATGTCGGTTATGCCACCAAAAATGATTTTGATACTGTCCCAAAGGCCATATAAAAAGCCGCGGAAACCCTCAAATGTTTCCCATAAATACAGAACACCGCCAGTTACCGCAGCCAAACCCACCGTTACCCAACCCAACGGCGAAGCCAAAAAAGCATAAGTACTAGCCCAGACTGACTTTGCAAGTATCACCATACCTCCACTAGCTACATAGGAAGCCACAGTAAATATGCCGTAACCCAAAGCCGCAGCCGAAACAGCACCAGCAAGAACCTTAACCAAGGTCGTGTGCTCTCGCATAAAACCTATAACATCGCCAATGCCCGCGACTAAACCCTGCGCAACACTTATCATGCTATCAAATGCAGGGTTTGAACTCTGGAAAATCTCGTTGGCAAGATTAGTAATACCGTCTTTTAAATTACTTAACCTACCACCAGTTGTGCCCATAATGGCGTTCATGGCACCTTGCACGCCTTGCAGGTCGCCAAGGCTCAATATATAGTCCTTGATACCTTCACTGGTATTATTTACGGTGGTGGTTACCCCTTTAAAGGTAAACGCCGTTTGGTCGCCATTAACTTTGGCTTTAATACCAAACTCTTTTAACCGTTCGTTTTCGCCGGTCATGGCATCCAATATCGCTTCACTCAACTGGTCGAAGGGTTTACCCACAGCACTGGCAAGGTCGCCGAGCTTTTCCATTTCGGCCATAGTGGGCACAAAACCTTGGTTGCTCAAGCGCACAAAACTATCGGTAAGGCCTTGCACCTCAAATGGCGTAGTGGCGGCAAACTCTTTGATATCGGCAAAGGCTTTTTTGGCCGCCTCTGGCCCCATCATATTGGTAAGAACCGCCTCCAATCGTTCAAACTCGGCACCAACGGTAAAAACGCCGCTAACTAGCTGCGTAATACCCTGGAAGGTAAGATATCCGGCAACAGCACCGCCAATGGCTTTGATATAACCGGGCGTGCCACCCATTTGTTTGTTCATGCGCCCCACCGCTCCGGTGGCGTTATCCAATCGGCTTTGCACTTCGTCGGCATGGTCGGCCACTTGTATGAGGCCGCCACTGGCGAGGTCTTCTAGCTTTATGGTGTATACTGCGCTCATTTTTTAGCTGGGAACGGATTTGTGATTTTTAAGAACCATGCGGCCTTATGGAAGGTATCAATCCATTGGTCGTCTTCAAGCTCGCTTACGGTTTGTGGCGAAAGACCGAATGCACCCATAATAATGGCATCCATTTTGCGTATCTCGTCATAGTCTTTGCGCTCACTTATCGGGCGCGCCTCACTTAACTTTTTTTTAGCACCCCTTGGCGCATCTCAATCATGCCACGAAAACCGGTATGGATGGCAAAGAATAAATCGTCATCGTCCAATATGGCTTGCGTGTCGCCCTCAATCACACAACTGTTAATCATTAGCTCGGTGGCATCAAACATGCGCTGCGCACTCTGTAGCGCCAAGTAGCTTTGCAGCTCGTCGCGGCTTGGGCGACGGAAAAACAGCGGCAACCACTTCACATACTCGTCAATGCTCTTTGGTTTACTGGTGGGCGCGGCAACCAGGTATACTGGTTTGCCGCGCTCTTTTTCCAGTTGCAACCGACGCGCCTCAAGCTCTTCAAGGTTGGACGGGTTTGTTTTGGCCGCTTTGGTTGGATTTGTCGGCTCCATATTAGTTTACGTTGAATTTGATTTGACCGATAAATAGCGGCACTTGAAACTCGCTCATAGTGTCACCTTGCGAGTTGCTGCGACCGTTATCTTTAAAAATGCAATTCTCCAATCGGTGCACCTTAACCGATGTACCGGCATTCCAGCTCACGATAATATCGAAAGGTGGTATCTCTTGGATGCGGCCATTGGGAGCCAAAAGCTCTAAGGCATCAAGCTCGTAACCCAATAGGGTAATATTGCCCTCGTTGGTAATGTTGCCAAAACCCACCTCAATAGCCTGGTTGCCCGCACCGTATGTGCCCTCTATAGCTTGGCTATCTTTATAGTCAATAGCACGAATGCCAATAACCATACGACCCAATACCGTTACCTTAATACTGGCCCAAGAGTAGCCAACGCCGTTAATTAATGGGTAATTCATGTTAGCTTAATTGAGTTTTGAAACCAATATTTACGGTAATAGTGCGGCTCACACCTATGGGCACCAGCTCGGCACCTACCACTATTAAACTAGTGGAGTTGACGTTTTGGGTGGGGTTTATAACTGTTTGCCCACCACTTAGCTCACCAGCACCAACCATGTCGCCCAGGGCTTTGTCGCCAAGGCCTTTCAAGTATTCAATATACTCGCGGCTCAAACGTCCGGTAGTGGCGTTTACCAGCACAGGGGCGTTTACTTCGGGCAACAGGCGCGCATACAAGCTGCGGATGGCCTTATCAATGGCACGGGTGCGACTGATATAAGCATAATCATTGGTGAGCGCGGTGGCAGTGTGGTCGTCGTTAAAATAAGTACCGGCATTGCCAGTAAACTTCTTAATGAAGATAAACCGCTTGGTGTGTAGGGCATCCAAGAAACCAACACTAAATGTGCGCCATAACTGACCATTGGCCAAAGCCGGAACATTCAATTCAGTACCATCGCTCAATTGAAATTGCGACACCCAAGCAATGCTATAGTTAACCTTGGCACGGCTTACCGCACCCAATAGGGCACCAATGCAAGTAATAGAATAACCAAGTGCGGTATACAATGCCGCGCCGCGCGCAGCACCATCTTGCCCAATAACTACACTCACACTCGGAGCATCGCTAGTGAGCAATGCCAAACTATCCGCACCGCCAGCACCTTCGGCAGCGCTCCAATCGGTAACGGCGGCAAAGTTGGCAGCGTATAGCACGCTTAATGGTTGTTTGTCGGTGCGGGCAGTGTTGCACAAGGCCTGTATAGTGCCTACTTGTGCCTTGGCATAAGTAAGCGCCGGGGCATAAATAGCCACTTGGCGCACACGGCCACCAGTAAAGGCGCGCAAGGCGGTAATTTCGGCAAAGTCGTAAGTAGATGCCGGAACGGGTGCGATATACACGTTAACCTCGGCTTTTGGGTTAATGCGGAAACACTCGTATAAGTGGTACCACAATACACCCCAATTGGCATCGCCCTCTATAATGCCAGCCGTTTCGGCTTCGGCGAGAGAGAAAATGGCCTTGCAACGGTAACTCAAATCAGTCAACTCTATCCACTTGGCAGCAGCCAAATCAGTAGCAAATGTGCCACTGGTGTGCGCCTCAATACACTCATATACACGGCCGTTTATTTTGCGAATAACGCCCAAAGCATAAACAGTAGAGGTAACCCAAGCGGTAAGGGTAGCAAACGCTGGCAACTCGTTTTTGTAAGTGATAAAACCACTGATGTGGTCTTCACCATCCAACGGCGTGCCGAGCTGGCCATTGGCCACATTGAAATTGATACCTGGTTGATTGGCCATTATCTTTTATTGAAATTGTTGGTAAATGGGTTGTTACTTGCCAGTCTGCTTATTAGCCTTCAGTAGCGGCAGCGGCGGCTTCTTCGGCCTTTACTTTATCCTCTTCAGCTTTCTTGGCTTCGGCAGCGGCAGCCTTTTCGGCTTTTGCTTTGTCCTCTTCAGCTTTCTTGGCTTCGGCAGCGGCAGCCTTTTCGGCTTTCACTTTGTCCTCTTCGGCTTTCTTGGCTTCGGCCGCAGCTTTGTCGGCTTCGGCCTTCATGGCTTTCAAATCAGCATCTACAGCAGCCTTATGCTGTTTAATTAGGTCTTCTACCTCACTCTTCTCAATCGTCTCCACATTCAAGCCATTGCGGCGCGCATGTGCTTTGGCATCATTCTCGTGGCTTGGCAAAAAACCTTGGCCATCGGATGTCATAATAATTTTATTGGCTTCCGGGTTTGCATCAAAAATGCCTTTGGCCGCCTGCAATAGCTGTGATTTTTCCATTATATTCCTGTTGAAAGTTTTACGATTAATCTGAAAGCTTTGGTAACCAACCTAAAGTGGCCTGCCATATAAATGGCCGCCGCATATAGCAATAGCCACTGGAAGCGCAGCCATTTGGGCGTATACTTTACTTGCTTAATGGTTTCTTTGGTACGGACGGTACTAGTAGCGTTGTTTCGGTAGCGCTCTAATTGGGTATTGAGCACCAGCACACTATCGCGGTAAACATCACAACCGCCGCTTACTCGCAACTTATTGTTTTTGGTGGTTACGGTAACAGTGGCATTGCGCTTACCTTTAACGGCCGTTTCAAGAGGCTTTAAATTGCCCAGGCTATCACATGGATTATCCAATTCGGTAAATACCACTTCTCCCGGTACTTCAACCAAATACGGCACCAACTTTTCGCGATACATGACACTATCGGTAGTGGCGGCATTGGTTACGGTTGCCTCGGTAGATGAGTCTTTTAAAGACCGACACCCACCGAAAGCAGCCGTAAATCCAACTAAAACCAGCATCATTGCTATACGGGTATTGAGCCACCCGTAAAAAAAGCGTTCGTTTTTGTGGTCCTCACCAGGAGTAACCGTTACATATCGCTGGAACTGAAAGCCGTTAAGGGCTTTCAATAGCACTTTCTCTTTTGCATCAACCCGTTGGGTTGGGCGAGTGCCAAAATAGGTATTAAGGGCGCGCAAGGTGCCTGGTCCCATTTGGCCATCCACTTCAATATCGGCATACAGCGCGCCACCATCGTTCAATAGGTTAAGGCTTTGCTGAAGGAACTTTACCGCTTGGCCCACGCCCTGGTTAATGGCGGTGTCGTACAACTCATTGGCAATGGCTTGGCTTGGCAACTGGTCGCCCATCAGTGGTTTCCAAAACTTGGCGCGGTAGAATGCGATAACCATATTCTGCACATGGCTATCTATTTCCAAAGCTCCAACAAAGGCCCTAGTGCCTTTACCGTGCATCTCACCAGCGGCATCGATAGCCGCCCAACATGGCCAATCGCCGTGGAACTTGCGGGCAATACCTTTGTAGGTTTCGCCACCGCTATCCTTGGGGTCGTTTACATACCCGCCTTCGTTGGCCTTGCCTATTTCGTATGCTGGGGTAAACTGTGCCATTGGTGTTTGGTTATTGGTTGATGCGTTATTGGTTACTGGTTTTGAATTGGAGGGTGGCACGTTTGCCACCCTCCGCCTCTGCGCTCTCGTTTTGGGGTTATGTTGCGGGAGAGGGACTCGAACCCCCGACCTACGGATTATGAGCCCGTCGCGCTACCATCTGCGCCATCCCGCGATATTATCCCACGCCCTGGGCTGCTTGGCTACCAAGCTATGTTATGGTTACTTGAGGCTTGAACGCAAGGGGCCGCAAGGCGTGGGTATGCTATTTGTTTCGCCAGTTTTCCAACTGGGTCAACCTATGCTCTATTTGCCGAAATCGGCCATTTTGTTCTTCGTGATTATTCTTGGTTCGCTCGTCCATTACCGCCAACTTGGTTATAACCTCTTTAAAGTCCTTATCCATAGTTTGCAGTTGGGAGTGTAGGTTTTTCAGAAAGTATGCCACTATTGAAAGAAGCAATACTATAAACCCACCGCCGACCGAAACAATTATCTCTATCAGCTCCATGGTTTAGGCGTGGGCTTCAATGATAGCCACAATACCTTTTTTGTCGCTGCGGCCATATTTACCACCATAGTAAAGGCTTGCAGAAAACAGCGAACCGTAATAAGCAGGGTCGTCAATTTTCTCGTAAACCTTTAACTGGCCTTTGGCTTTGCGCACAAAGTTGGGGTGCCACATAATGATAGCTTCATTATCGGCAGTAGTAGTAGCGGCGTTGTACGCTTTCTTTACCGGAGGACTAGCGTTGGTAAACACTACACCGGTAGAGCGGATATACAAATCAACACCTAAGATGCGACCGATAATACCGCTGCGCAATGCGTCGCCACCAATCTTGTCCACATGCACGAAATCATCAATCTTAAACAAGTCACCAAGCATTGATGCGGGCACCAAGGCACAGATGCCATTTATTGGCACATCCATACGGCGAAGCAAGGTAAGGCCATCCACAAAATCGGCACGGGTAAGCGCCTTACGGCTGCCGGTGGCACCAGGCGAACCAGCAGGGCGGCTTGCACCGGTAGTGCGCACTTGGTTATCAGCACCATCAGGTGTCCAGTTCACAGCCAAGGTGGCAGCGGCCTTTGTTTCGATAGCCTGGGCGTGCGGCATCAAGATTGATTGCAACTTAGGATAACTCACCTCTAATTGCTCAATATCGGTTATTAGCGTAGGGTCACTGGTCAAAAACTCCAATGGGTAATCATTGGTTGTATCGGTGCGTTGGCTAATGGCGGCAGGCAAGTTAGACCTATTTACCTCTACGTTAGGTGCAGCTCCACTCTGTGGTATCACTACGGTATTGCCCCCGGACGAAACAAAAGGCGTATCGTCAACGGCCCTATCGGCAAAGCTGTTATCCGGAAACAAAAGCTCTTCAAGTTGAGATAACCAAATAGTAACCGTAATGGCCACATACGCGCCTTTCGGCATATTGTTGGCCATAAGGTTTGGCCAAATAAACTGTGGCACAGTGCCTACCAACAAGATAGGGCCAGCAACAGCCAATGCCGGCACACCGATAGTTGCACTGGCAATCAAGCCAATCAACAGGGCCATGGTAATATTAAACAACAGGCCCACAATGGAGAGCGTGCGTTTTGGTTTAAAATTCTTCATTAGCGAAGGGTTGTTAAATGGGTTAGTATCTTGATGTTTTGCAATCGGTATTGTGTGCCCCGTGTCGCATTTCGACTACGCTCAATATGACACAGGGCTCTTTCGTGAATCTATCTATTGCACCCGCTGTGTGCCCACCAGTAAATAGGTGGTGCCATTGTAAAAGAACTCCAATAAGTGGGTTTGTGCGGTTGCCAGGGTAGTGGGCAACATAGTACACCCGGATGAACACTTGAACACGGTGCCGCCAGTATTGCTAATGGTGGCATACACGTACAAGTATGAGCCTGTCGGGGCTGTGGCCGTTACGGTTACAAAAAGGCTATCCATGCCGGTTACGGTACCCAATGGCACATACGTAAGGCGGTTGCTTACAGTAAGGTCACAGGTGCTATCGGCATCAATAGTGGCGGTGCCTTGAATGTTGGCCGCACCGAAAGGCCATTGTACCACCGTTTGCACTTGTGCATCGGCAGCGGTGAACAGGGCAAGGCCCAGCAATAGAAATAAGATACGTTTCATTGGATGTGATTGGTGAATGAAAACTTTGCTTTGTCGGCCATTGGGTGGCCAGCCTATCGTTCAATGTTCAGTGCTGCGGCTTACTTCTTGGTGGCCTCAAAATCGGCAACCAACTTTTGGTACTTAGCCGGGTCGCTTGCTTTCAATTGGCCCAAACCTTTCTCGTCTTTTTTGCGCCAATCGGTCAACGTCCATTTGGTGCGGTCGTTAGCGTCGGGGGTATTAGTACCTCCACCGGCATTCAACTTCTCCAATACGTCGGCCAAGCGGTCGCTAGTGGCTTCGGTTTTTGCGGCCTTGGCATTGTTTACCAACTTCTCTACCGTATCAAAATCGTCAGCGGCAAGCTTTTCATAGCTTTCTTTGTTGTCGGCGGTAATAAAACCTTTGGCTGCTCCCAATTGCATCAGCAATTCCACTTGCTTCTGCTTGTCGGTCTTGGCAGTGATAGGCTTCGCTTCGGCCTTTAGTTTGGTTTCGGCAGCTTCGGCAGCGGCCAGTATTTGGTCTTCGGTCGCATCTTCGGCGAGGCCATATCTAAGAGCCAGTTTTTTCATGCTCGGGGTTTGTTGTATGGTGGGTAAAAGAATATCTAAGTCGTGTTCGTCAATCGCATCGCCACCGGCAAGGGTAATGCCGCGCAATTGGTCTCGCAGCTTCAATGCCGCGTTGTTAGCGCCAATGTCAACAATAGATGCCTCGAACGGCTCCCACTTGGTAACGGTTGGGCGGCGCTGCCCTGGCACCATGTCTTTAGGGTCTTCACTGTAAGCAATTACATCAAAACCCACTGATGCCATTTTCAAATAACCCTTGTCAACCTTTGCCGATATGGTTGCGGCAAATTCGTCGTCCATATCAAACTCGGTATCGGCCACAAGCCTATCGCCCTCAATTCGTATATTAACCCATTTACCAATCGGCATTAAGCGGCGGTCGTGCATAAAGAGCATAACCGGGTTCTTTTTGAACTGGTCCAACTTAGCGCCACTGGTGAGTGTGCGAAAGCCATATTTGTTCAAACTAGAATCGCTTAATACGAAAGTTGGCATGTTGTGAATAGTTAGGGTTAAGCCCGAATGCGAAACAAAAGTGGGGCTGTTTTTGGGGGTAAAAAAATCAAGAATCCTTAATTGGTGGGCATTTAAAACCAATTTGGTAAGCATGGTTACCAATTAGGAATACCCGTTTTCGTGGGCGCAAAAAGAGATACGACATTTGTATTGTCAGTATCAAGTAACAAGTATCAAGTATCAAGACAATCACACCATGCAAGACCAAGACGCGGCGTACATACTTTACCAAAACGGCACCGAGCAAAAGGATATAGCCCGGATATTGAACCGCAGCGAGAAAACTATTGGCGATTGGAAAAAGAAAAATAAGTGGGACGACCGCCGTCGCCAGCACCACACCAGCAAAGAAACCAGCTCGGAGCGATTGCAAATGCTTATTGACTACCAATTGCGGGCATTGGAGCAAAAGGTAAAGGCCGCGCAAGCCGAAAACCCCGACGAGCTGAAACTGATTGACAAAGGCGACATTGACGCACTTAGTAAGATGTATGCGGCCGTAAAGGGCGACGAGCGCACGTGGACGGATTATGTAACCGTAATGCGAGAGTATTACGAATATCTGCAAACCAAAGACCAAACACTGGCCAAAGAAACGCTAGACCATGCCGACACCTTTCTTGACTTGAAACGCCGCACACTATGAACGAGGAGTTAAGTAGGCAAGAGAAACAGATATACGACAAGTGGCTCATACAGCGCAAGCGCATATATGAAGCCACCAGCGGCATTGTAAACGAAACCGCCGACGAGCGCGCCAAGCGCATTGACAAACTGATAAAGCCCGGCAACGAAGAGGCTTTTTGCAATTACTATTTTCCGCACTATTGCAGCGCACCTTTCGGGTGGTTTCAACGCAGGGTGTTTATTGATACCAGGGCAAGCAACTCATTCAATGTTTGGGAGTGGGCAAGGGAGCACGCCAAAAGCGTATTTGCCAATGTATTTATACCGGCATTGATGTTGGCCCGCGGCACGCTGGATGGCCACATATTGGGCAGCGAGAACCAAGAGAAGGCAAAGGTATTGTTGGCCGACTTTGAAGCCGAGCTGCGCGAGAACGTAAAGTTTAAAAACGATTTTGCCGATGGCAATTTCAATATAGCCGGTAGTAGTTTGAGCCAAGGCAATTATTACATACGGGGCGGTATTGGCTTTTGGGCATTTGGCCTTGGGCAAAACCCTGCCGGTGTGCGCAAGGGCGAGAAGCGCCCCAACCTGGGCACCATTGATGATGCCGATAGCAAGAAACGGTATAAGAACCAAGTTATCTTGCAGCAAGACCTTGATTGGATTATGGGCGAATTTATGGGCTGTCTATCGCTCAAGGGCAAAACCTTCATTTACGCCAATAACCGGGTAAGCAAAAAAGGCCTTACCGCCCACATGGTTGGCGATGTGGACGAGAACGACCCAAAGCGCGAGGGCATAAACCACATAAAGGTGTTTGCGACCGAAGACCCAAAAACCCATGCCATGCTGATGCCCGAAGCTGGCGGCGTGCCCGCCTGGAAGGAACGATACAGCATTGAAGACCTTACCACTCGCTTTGCCGAGATTGGCCACCGAAACAAGATGCGCCAATATTACCACAGGCACATTGAAGACGGGACGATTTTCAAAGAGGAGCATTTTCCGTGGGTGGATGCGCTGCCGCTTGCCGAATACGAAGGCCTGGTGACTTATTGCGACCCATCTTTTAAAGACACCAAAAAGAGCGATTACAAGGCCATTGTGCTATTGGGCCGCAAAGGGCGATACTTTGATATTATTAGGGCATGGATAAGGCAAGACACCAAGAGCAACATGGTAAAGGCCCACTATGACATGCACGAAGATATACAGGCCGAGGTGCCGGGCTTGGTTGTAAGCACCGATAACGCCACTGCAAGACAAGTGGTTTGCCCGCACTGGATGGAAAGCAACTTTATCCAAGATATGTTGCTAGAAGAGTATGCGGCCGAAGGCGATATGCGTGGGTACCAAATGCGCGTGCGTGGCGATAACCGCAAGAAGCCGGATAAGTTTGGCCGCATTGAAGACTTGGAGCCGTTGGCGGCACGGGGGTATATACGGTTTAATGCCAAAGAACGCCACAGCTCTGACATGCAAACCCTGCGCGACCAGTTTCTTGCTTTCCCGAGTGGGCACGACGATGGACCCGATGCCGTGGAGGGTGCAATTGATAAAATCAGCAAAGCCACGCGCAGCTCGAAGCGTGAGCCGATACTCGGCAATTATGTACACACCAGTAAACGCAGACTATGATATTTTTGACCAGCGACGACATTGCGGTAAAGTTGCGAACCAACCGCCTCGACCAAATAACCAATAGCGAACCGGACATACTGACCGATGCCGAGCGCAAGGCCATTGGCATGGTAACCGACTTTACAAACCAATGGTATGATATTGCCACCGAACTGGCGAAAACCGGAACGGCACGAAATCCCACGTTGATAAGATGGTTGGTAGATATAACCACTTACTTTATTTATGCCCGAATACCCGATGCGCAAGTTCCTGACCGCGTAATAAAAGATTACGACGATGTGCGAGAGGATTTGAAAATGGTGGTAAACAGAAAACTGCCCGTTGCACTGGTACCGAAACTGACCGATGGCGAAAGCACAGACCGCTTTAGGTGGGGCAGCCAACCACAAAGGGAAAATAACCCGTATGGCATTGGCTATCGCAACGACCCGACCACTTACTCTTAATTATCGACACAGACCCGTTTAAACTCGTTTAATATGAGCCAAAAGACATTTCGCGACCGCTTGGTTGCTTTTTTACCCAATTCGCTTAAACTCGCTAAAAATAGCCCGTCTAATACTTTCCCTATAAACAGCCAAGAGAAGGGCAAAAAGGATAGCCGCTTAAGCCAATTGTTGGTGCCAAACCGTATATGGCGTGTTGATATGGGCCTTGATAAATGGCGCAATGCCGTTTATGTAGCCGAATCGCCACCATACTACAACCGCACAGAGCTATACATGCTTTATGCCCAAGCCCTTGAAGACTTCCATTTGGCAAGCCAACTAAAGACCGCCAAGGTTGAAGTAATTAGCGAAGCTTTTGCGATTGTGGACCGAGTAACCGGCGAGATAGACGAAGATAAAACCCACCTGTTGCGTCGCCCGTGGTTTGACCAATACTTAAACCATGCGCTGGATGCGGAGTTTTGGGGGCATAGCTTGGTTGAGTTTATGCCCATGGGACCAAGCGACAGCCAATTGATGGCCCAAGAGTTTACGCGTGTGGTATTACTGCCACGCCTCAACGTAAAACCACAAGCTGGCTTAGTAGTTAAAGAGCCCAACTACATACAAGGCGTGTATTACCGCGAAGAGCCTTGGATTGATAACCTTTTGGAAATCGGCGACCGGGACGACCTCGGGTTATTGCGCATAGCCACCAAAGAGGTTATAATTAAAAACAACGCCCGAACGGATTGGGCGCGTGCTGCCGAAAAGTTTGGAATGCCTTACTTAGTAATCAAGACATCAACAGACGTGGAGAGTGAATTGCGCAAGCGTGCAGAGATGGCCGCCAACTTCGGTGCCAACGGCTGGGCAATAGTGGATAAAGAAGACGAAATGACCCTATTGGAGCCAAAGGGCAGTGATGCTTACAAAGTGTACCAAGAGCAAATGACCTATGCCGACGACCAAATGAGCAAGGGCACCAACGGCCAAACCAGCACCAGCGACCAAAAAGCCTTTGTGGGCAGTGCCGAGGTACACGAGCGCGTGCAAAACACTTACACCAAAGCAAGGATGCGCCGCATACAATACCACGTTAATTACGAGCTTATACCGTTTATGGCAAAGCACGGTTACCCATTCGACGCAAAAAACGACGAGTTTGTTTACTTGGGCCTTATGGAGAGCGACGACCAGGATGGTGGCGATAACATTGACACTGACCCAACAGACGACCCACAAGACGATACCAGCAAACCACAACCGCCCAAAAAGAAACTGGCGCACCGAGGTGGCGGCATGGGAAAGCGCCCAATGGGTTTAATGCTGTAAAGTTTGGCCGCGAATTGGCGCACATGTGCTGCACGGGGCATAGCGCAGATGCTTCTACTCCGATTAGTACAACACTAAGTTTTAAAGATAGGGCCGATGCGTTATTGAAAGGCATACATGATGGGACAATCAAAGGCATTGACAGTGATATGTACCTACAATTGGCACAAACGCTCTTCGGCGATTTTAAGGCAAACTTTGATGTGCCCGACGAAGCGTTTTTGTACACGGTACAAAACAACCTGTATGCTTTTAGCGGTGCCAAGAGCATGGCCATGTACAAACAACTTCGCGACTTGGTAACCGATGGTGGCCGCGTGCGCAGTTTTGCCGAATTTAAACGAGAGGCACTGCAAGTGGTAGATAACTATAACCTTACCTGGTTGGCCACCGAGCGGCAAAACGTAATACGCAGTGGCATAATGAGTAGCGAATGGCAACGAAACGTACAAGCGGCCAGCGTATACCCATACTTGAAATACCGCACCGAAGCCGACAACAACGTGCGCCCGGAACATGCGGCCCTGGAAGGTATTGTGCGCAAGGTGAGCGATGGGTTTTGGGACAACTTTTACCCACCTAACGGCTGGAACTGCCGTTGCTACACCGAGCAACTGACCGAGGCCGATGTTACTGGCACTATAACCACCGACGAAGCGGTAAGTGTGGCGGCCAAAAACGCCAAGGTGGCCGATGGGTTTAAGGTAAACCCTGGCAAGAGCGGTGTGGTGTTTAGCGATGCACACGACTATTTCCAATCATTGCCCAAGGGCAAACAACTCAAGGCATCAGACTATGGATTGCCAAAAGCCGAAGACATAACAGGCGGCACACCAGTGCAATTTGTGAGCAAAGAAGAGTTTGAAACATGGTTTAACGAACAATTAAACGGTGGTGAAACCTTTGAGTTGAAACCGCCAGCAGCCCTAAACATAACCCCAAAAGTGCCAAAAGCACTAGCCGGTAAAATTGTAAAGCAAAACCGCTATGCGTATGGTAAAGAACTAAAAGCAGTGATTGAAAAGCCTGACGAAGTATGGAGCGGATATGTAGAGGGTGCTAAATTTGCTAAACGATGGGTAACGGCATACATCAAATACTATAAAGGGCAATTACCGATTGCGGTGTTGGTGGATGCCGAGGGCACTGTGTTGAGTATTCAGCAAGCGTACAATTGGGCACGAGTAAATCAGTGGCGGATAAACATATTGCTCTACCGTAAATAAAAAAAGCCCGAAAATTCGTGGCGCATCTCATAACGTTGTGCGTTATCTGCCGTATCCTTTTCAAGCTCTATTGCAAATGTAGCAAACAAAATGCCAAATGTCAAGAAATATAAACCGGCTCGGTGCCGATATACGGAAACTGGCAGCCAACCTTAAACGGATTGAGCAAAGCGAACTGTTAACCATTATTGGCGTGGAAGCGGTGCGAGGTGCAAGGCGCAATTTTGAGGTGGAAGGTATCATACGCAATGGCAGCATTGATAAATGGAAACCCAAGAAAAAAAACCCTCGCAACAAAAAGACACTGACCGACCGGGGAAACCTTAAAGCTGCGGTGCGCTATTGGATAGCCAACGGCACTGTAACCGTGGGCGTGGACGGACAACAGATACCGTATGCCCAAATACACCAAACGGGCGGGGGTATACCGCGCAAAAATGGCAGCACCACGCAAATGCCGCAACGCAAATACCTTGAACTGACACCCGACATAGTGACGGCCATAAACAGAAAAGTTGAACAACGCCTTAACCGCTTAAAACCATGATTAAGAACGCATACTTGATATTGAAGCAAACGCTTGAAGCCGCCGTAACGGTGGGCGAGGTTGATTATTGGCTGGGCCAGTATTTACAAAACGGTGAAAGCGTTTGGCATGTGAGCGATGGCGTGTACATTGAGTTTATGGAAATACCAACGGAGCAATTGGGCGGCAATGCACAATTGTTGCAAACCCGTGTGCGCATACATGTTGCGCAAGAGTGCGTGTATGACGATGGCAGCCGCATAACCGATGCCACTGTAAACCACTTGCAGATGTGCGAGGACGTGTACAAGGTTTTGAACGGCCGCGACTTCTATTTAAGCTTATTAGCGGCCTTTGCGGCCCTCGCTGGCACAGCCAATGATAGAATAGTTATCAACACCATGAGCCGCACGCAGATAACGCCCGACCACACACTTAGCAACCGATTGGTAACCGTGCAAGAGTTTAGTTGTACCATATATGACTACACTGCCATGTTGGAACTTATTACTAAACAGGCTAGTTTAGTGGTTAATGCTGCGATACCATAACCGATACCGTGGCACACACAAACCATAAACCAGCACTTTATGTTTGCCATGCCAGCCACTACCACCAAGCCTTACGACGAACGCAAAGCCCGCACCAAAGCGCGCAACCAAGCGGTGCGGTTGTTTATTGACAAGATGTACAAGGAGAAGCGCCGCCGCTTTGACGACTGTATACAGGCCGCCGCCAAAGAGTTTCACCTATCGGAGTTAAGCATTACGCGCATTTATCAGGAGGGTTGAGTTATGGGCAATGGATTGGGAACCACAAAACAAACCTTTTTAATCAATACCGAGTACGGTTCTTTTTACCATTACGGTGACGTGAACAATACCACAGAGATACGCCGCTTGATGCGCGAACATGTTGAGCGCGAAAAGGAGCTGATAAAAAGTAAATATTGGCTTACAGCCGCTCCTGGGCAATAACATTGCCTTTGCTATCCAGCGTAAACACCTCGTTTATAATAATCTTGGCACCAAAGGCATTAGCAGCTCGGTACTTGTGGCGCACCGCAAAAGTTCCATCCGTTCGTTGCAGAACCTTACTCCACTCAATACCTTCATAACTATCAGCATCATTTAATGTTCGTTCTAGGTATGTTTCTACTTGATAAACACTACCGTCATATCCATTATATACAGTTGCTTTTTTAGGTGTTGGTGTTGACGGCGTTGACAAACAAGTGCCAATTAACAATATTGCCATAAAGCCCATAACACCCAACGCCATTTTGCCCACAAATGGCATTTTAGCGAAACCAGCGGCTTTTCGTTGGTCGGGCGACATCTTGCCCCACTCGCTCACCGAGTAACTTGTATTTACTTTCTTTATCCTCTCTCCACCCATCAAAAAAGGTTCATTAGCCGCATTAGCCAACTCAACATAGGTTTTACCATCTTGCATATAGGTGCGCAATACTTGGTGGCCTCGTTGGCTTAAAAACGACTCTAAAGAAGTGCTTAAACCTTGCTTAACCAATAGGTTTACATCAACTTGATAGGTAGGCATATTATTGTTTTTTGTAGCAAACCAAGCACGGCGTGCGCATAAGCGCAGCGGCACTATCGGCAGTGACGGCAATAACCTCATAGTCGCATTGGGCAAGCCCCTCGCAAGGCTCACTGTGGTAAGCGTATGCGGCAGGCCCAGTGCATACTAGCACACTATCGGCGGGCGTGCCATAAAGGGCAAAGGATAATAACAGTGCTATCATTGTATTTTGCGTTGTATCTCTAATAACTGGGCCGTTACGGCCTCTCGCCAATCGTCGCGCTGGCTACCCACATTCTTGCTCACTTTGCCTTTTACCAAGTAAATAGAGCGGATGCGCTTACGCTTAATTTCGTAGGGCGGGTAGTGGCTATTTTCGCTGCGCAGCTCAAAATAATCTTTACCACTTGGACTTTGGTGCACATACTTTACCACCACGCCATCGTCGGCCAACAGCACATAAGGCTCACCCCACCGCACATAGCTAAAATCGGGCAACTGCTTGCACAGGATAAGGTCGCCATTGCAAATGTTGCCATACATGCTATCGCCACTGGCCATTACCGCCAAGTCGCAATCCTCAAAGCCTGGCACCCACATCTTTTCCATGCGGTCCAAAAAATTCTCATTGCCATACCCAGCCAACAAACCAGCCTCTGCACGGGCCGGTATGTAAATAATTCGGCCATTGTTATGGTTAGCTATTTGGTACACGGCCCGGTCTTCAGCAATATTATTGACAGCACTTTCTGCCACCGGCTCTTCGATAAATTTTGGACCATTACCGGTTAGCAACCAGGTTAAATTTACACCCTCAAACAAGTTTGACAAATCAGTTAGAATGTCGGTTGATGGCTTATTGTCTTCATTTCTAAATAATCTATAAAGCTTCTCGCCGCTATTATAATTCAATGCAGCAGCCAGTTCAGCAGGGCTTTTAATACCCTTCTGACCCATTAAAAATTCTAACCTGTTTGAAAATGTTTTCAATTTTGTTTGACTTTTACACAAACTTGTTTGTATCTTGTGTGTAATTATCGCACAAGGTAAAACAACAAATCGGATATGTCAATAGAGTATAAATACGGAGACCTCGGTGTAATCACGGAGTTGACCAAGGCAAAAGGCTTGAATGAAGGCAAGGGGTACAGCCGCAGTTATGTGGAGAAAGTGCTGAACGGCGACCGCACCAACGAGGCGATAATGACCTTGGCCACCAACTACCTCAAAGCCAAAGAGCAAGCATTTGAGCAACTGCAAAAAGCCAGTTAAACAACCTTTAAACCAGCATTTAAACAAGTTTAAACGCACCCCACACCGCTTCGAATGCTTAAACTCATTAACCATATACCGCACATAAGCTTTGCCGCCCTGGTGAACAATGACATTGTTGGCGAGGCTACTCTAAAAATGGGCCTTATGCGTCAACGCAAGGGTAAAGCCACGTGTTGGCCGCACATTAAAGAGGGTAGAGAGGTATGGCTAAACTACGAAGGCCTTGCGCCCAAGTACCAAGAGGCCATTAAAAACCGAATTGGCGACCCATACCAGGCCACGGCACAACAGGCCACCAGCCAAGCCATACGCCAGCACGTGAGCACACAGGCCGCATTACTTGAGCTGCACGCCCGATACCACCAAATGGGCGATGTGCAACACTACCGCATAAACCACAAACTGGCCACCGATAAAGCCCAAGACCTTGCGTGGGGTGCGGCTTGGTTGCGTATGCTAGATGCTCACAAAACCAGCACCGATACCAAAATAATTGGCTATGATACTAAAATGGATTTGCGAAACGGGGTACTTGCCGCTATCGTTGTCGATAGTGATAATAATGGTACACACCGGTATGGGTTTAAGGTTCAAAACTTGCGTGTGTTGCAAAATAAAGAACTGGATTGGCGCAAGGCGCAACAGGCCGTTCTAGCCACCTACGAAGGACCTCAACACAAGGCACTGACAACGGCCAACAATGCCGCGCTTGATGGATTGGTACCGGGCTATTTTGGCAACACCAATACGCAAATTATCGGTCGCACATCGCACTTTCTCGCCTCAGGCGAGACTCGGTGTGACACGGAGCAAAACAATACACCTGTGCTTTTGGGCGATAGGTTGGACATCAGCGAGTTTCATGCCGCTACCATCCTTTACCTGTTTATGAACCCGGGCAAGGCCAATAAATTCGACTTTGAGAATATCCACTACCGCTACACCCGAGAGTGCGCCAAGCAAAACCAAAAACCCGTAAGCATCAGTGCATTAAAGCACTTTCTTAATCGTAACGAAGTGCGCCAGTTTGCCACCTTGGAGCGCGATGGTATGGCAGCTTACGAAACATACTTACCGCACGTGTACGGCAAACGCCCGCAAATGAGCTTGAGCAAAGGTGGGTACGATGGTTTCCAAGTGGATTTTTATACCAATGTGGAGCAAATGCGCGTAATGCTTACCTGTGTGGCCGTGTTTGACTATGCCAGCGAAGCCGTTACAGGCTTTGATGTGGGCCTTGTAGAAGATGGCCGGATGGTGCGCAACATGTATTTAAACCATTTAAACCTTAATGGTGGCCGCAGCTACATGGAAATAGAGAGCGATAGGTTTAGCGGCAACCTTGCCAAAGAAACCCAACGCATATTTACCGCTTGCTGCAACACTGTAACCCAACCGAAACCCAACGACCCGCGTGGCCTTACCAGTAACCCTAAAGCGCGCTTTGTAGAACGCTTATTGCAAGAACTGAACCGATTAACGCAGAATGTGGACGGCTGGAAGGGCACAAACATAACCAGCATTGACCGCCAGCGCAAGCCCAATACCGAACTTGGCATACAAGCCCAAGAAACGTATGCGCACGGCGTAAAACAACTGATAGCGTTGGTGGGCATATACAACAACCAGCCCATTGCCAAATACAACGGCAAGAGCCGCATGGAAATGTATCTGGAGAACCTTAACCCTGCCGCACCGGTGGTGGCACCCGAAACCCGCGCAACGCTATTGAACCAATGGACGATAGCCACTGTGAACAATGCCAAGGTACTGATAACCGTGAACCGCCGCACCTACGAATATGCTTGGCCGCAATACCACCAGCACTTGCAGCACATGGCCAAAGGCAATAAGGTGCGCGTGTACTTTGACGAAACCGACATGGACGAAGTAACCGTGTTTGGCTATACAGACAAAGCCGATACCGACACCGACAGATACCTGTGCAGCCTTACACTATTAGAGCGCGCACAGCGCAGCGTGGCCGAGCAAACGCCCGCCGACCTTGCGCGCATTGGGCAAATGGACAGAGACCGCGCTAGCGTATTGGATAACACCCTGCGCAAGCAAGTGGAATGGGAAGCGAGTGTATTGGGCATTGAATTGCTGGAGGGCGCAACTATAGCAGAGAAGCGTGCCATTGTTGCGGGCGAACGCAACCGCCAACAGTTGATAGAAACCACCGAAGAGCTTTATGCCGATGCACTGGCCACACCAAGCGCCCAACAGAGCACGGACTATTACACCGACCGCTTATTGCGCACCCAAGGCCACGCCGTGCCGGTAGAGAAGGAAACCAGCACCCAAAGCAAGCGAGATTTTATTAAAAATAGAACCATTTAAACCATTTAAACCAGCACCACCAAACAAATCCACCCATGCTCAACGAAACCCAAAAACAGCACATTGTAACCGCCGCAGCGGCGTACATTACCGATAAAGGCATTAGCAATAAAGCCTTTTCAGATTTAGCGGGCATCAACCCAAGCTATTTAAGCCACATGCTTAACGGTAAATGGAACGAGGTGCCAGCTGGTAACAAATTGGTGTCGCTGGACAATAAATACTTTGCCGCCATTGCTAAGGCTTGCGGCTATGCGCCCACCGCGCAGGCGTGGGGACATTTGGAGACCATAAACTACCAGTACATGGTGCAAACCTTTACCGAGTGTCGCGGCCACCGTATGCCCGTGTGCATTGATGGTGGCACCGGTGCTGGCAAAACATACACAGCCGAACGATACAAGCAATTATGCCCACAAGAAACATACTTGGTGCGCTGTAGTGGCGACCTAACGAGCAAGAGCTTTATGGTGGAACTGGCCGAAAGCCTAAACCTTCGGGTAACGGGTGCCACCAGCGAGATACGCAAGGCCTGTGTGAACCGCCTTAAACGCGACAGCCAACCGCTATTGATAATTGACGAGGGCGAGAACCTTAAAGATGGCGCATGGGACAGTATTAAGACCATGATGGATGCGCTTAAAGGGCATTGTGGTATGGTGGTAATAGGTGCCAATGAATTTGAACACACCTTGCGCGCCAAAAGCGACCGTATGCGCCGCTCGTTTCCGCAGATATACCGCCGCATAAAAGAAGGTGGCATTAAGAAGTTGGTGCCGATGGAAATGGTGGACGTAACCGATATATGCAATACCGTGGGCATTGCCGACCGCAAGGTACAACAACTGCTATTTGACCACTACCGCAACATTGGCGAGTTGAGCGGAGCTATACAGAGCCTATTGCGCGAAGCCGGTGCCGATGCCATTACCCACCAGTTGGCCAAACGCATACTTGACCTTTGATAATTGAGCACAATAGCAAAAGCCATGGAAATACTATCATTCTCAACGAACTGGAATAATAAGCTTGAATGCGAGTGCTTTACCACGCTGCGCTTGCGCAATGATGGCAAGTATAAAGTTGGAGCCGAGCACGCCATTGAACTTAAAGGCAAGCCGTATGGCCGCGCCAAGGTGGCCAGCGTGAAACACTTAAAACTGCACGAGATAAATGAGTGGGTTGCGCGCCTTGATACAGGCTATAGCGCCACCGAGTGCCGCGAGATACTGACCAAAATGTATAGCGGCAAAGATTGGAACACCACTCAATTGGCACTGGTGCTATATGTGCGCACCGCCAAACCACCAAAAGAGAGTGCCGAACCAAATTTATTTGAGCCATGAACGATTTGCACCGCCAACCGCAAGGGCTTATAAAGTTCGGCATAAGCAAGTGCCGCTATTGTGGCCGACTGATAACCGTGGACTTTGAGTGTGGCCATTGCAGCTCACAAAACAACGAGATAACCGCCGCCATTGCGGCACCGATTAAACCCTTTAAACCCTTAAAAAACCAACAAAACAATGAGCAAGAAAAACCGCACCAGCAAGTTTGTAACCTTTCAATCGGAAGCCGACAAACAACACTATTGGCATCTTAAGGCCAAAAACGGAGAGATAATAGCCCAGGGCGAAGGGTATAAAACCCAAGCCGGAGCATTGAAGGGCATAAAGGCGGTAGTGGCCGCCTGCAAAGATTATGAGATAAGCAAACAATAACCCCAACAAAAAATCCAGCAAAGCAATGAACCTAGAACTAGCAAAACAGATACAAGCCCTTACCGGATTAACCCCCAACGAGCGGTATTGGAAAATGATAGATGCCGGGCGCGAATACCTTGACAAGTGGGCACCCGTGCGCATACAAGTAGCGGCGGCCTTGCGCCAAAGCGAAGCCTTTTGGCAGTGGTGGGCAGGCATATGGGAAATGCGCGACCAGCGCATAGTAAACATGCTGATGCAAGAGCAACCCAGTATGGAGTTAGTGGCATGGATAGACATGCGCACCGGCAAACCATACCCCGAGTTTTACGCCAACTACCACAGCCCGGCACGGTTGCCATACCACCCCAACCAAGTAATACAAGGCTTGGCCATGTACAAAGGCAGTAAAAGGCGCAATGCACAAGCAGTATGAGGGCAGCGCTACTCTTAATTGCGGCCATGTTGATGGGCGCTACCAGCGGTGGCATGTTTGGCGCGGCTATTACGGCCAGCGATGCCGGGCATGGCACCATGGGCGGCCTGTTGTTTACGGGCGGCTGTATTGCCTTTGCCGTTATGGCGGGCCTATTGCACGAATTGATTGACATTATTAAACAATAACCCTTTAAAACCAGCAAAACCGATGAAGCGATTTGCAGAATTATTAACGAGCCCTTGCGGTGACTTTCAAGTGTTGGCCGAGTGTGGCCACTTTGACGATGACGACCGCGACCCCGCCCACCAAGAGGCACCATATTACATTCGCCTCAAGACTGTAAACGAGAGCGGAACAACGCTTGAGGTAACACTATCTTATATAACGAGCGAGGATAGGGACACGAAGTTTAATGATGTATCAAACATTATCCCTCAAATATGGGACAGAACATTTAAACCTTGGGTAAACGTGAAAAGCGTACCCAAAAACAAATAACCCTTTAAAACCAGCAAAACCGATGAAAACAATACCCAATTACCCAAAGCAAGACCACTACAAAATGCACGAAAAGCGTTACGTACTACATCCAGTTAGCAAATTTGATGAACAGGCCCAAAAACTATTTTGGCGCGCCGCAGAAGTAGACCACGCTGGCTATATAGACCCTTTTGCAGAAGATTCGGGAAAAATTGACTTTGCCGATAAAGGCCAGTGCCAACAAGCTTGTGATACACATAACAAATTCCATGGCTGGAGCAAAGAGGAGGCTGATGATATAATTAGCCAAAGCATGTTCAACAGTGGTGCTATGAGAATAGTACTACCAACAAAGAAGGGCGAAACCAATGGCTAGAGAAACCTACAGCATAAAGGCCCTAACGGAGCGCAACTACGATGTGTTGCGGCTTAATGATAAATGGGCCGCACTGATGGGCGAGATAACGCCCAAGTGCCTGATAATGGCCTATGGCAATAGCGGCAGCGGTAAGAGTACCACGGCGCTTGAATTGGCAGTGCACATTGCCGAGCTGCAAAACGGCAAGGTACTATACGACAGCCACGAGGAGGGCATAAACAAGACGGTGCGCGATAGGTGTATTAAGCATGGCGTTGATTACCCGAAGCTATCGTTTACACCGGGCCTTTCGTTTGAGCGCTTGATGCACAAGATACGCACCACCGGCCCACGCGTGGTGGTGATTGATAGCGTGCAGATGGCGGGCATTAGTAGCGACCAGGTAAAGGAGCTGCGCGAGACCTTTAAGAAACGCAAACTGGTGGTGATACTGGTGAGCTTCGGTACGGGCGAGGGCAGCACGAAAGGCGCTAACGACCTATTGCACGATGCCGATGTGAAGATGTGGCACCACAAGGGCCAACTGACCGTGCACAGCCGCTTTGTGGGCGAAGCCGTTGAGGTGACCTTGTTTAAGCCCACCATTAAGCGCGCGCCAAAGGCTGGCGAGATTGTATTTCCGGAACATTTAAAAGTTGCACAATGAGCCAAGATATTGGATTTCAAAGCAAATACCCCGAAGTGTATTCCGCTATGGTTCGCTTGCATGATGCGATGCAAAACCACACCGACGAGTTGGATATGCTTGTTTTCGTTAGCGAACAACGCGACTTGGATAACGACGGCACAATAAATAGTGTAATGCTGGCAAGAGCAAAAGATACTTCCACGTTGGGAGTGCATTTAGGCCTATATGCAAAAGACCGTCCGAGTCATACGCACATTATTAAAATGGCCGCTGGCACAATCGAAATGTAATGCGCATCCATCAACCTAAATACCCATCATTCACCACAAAAGACCTAGCGATGAACAGCAAGGAAATGAACGAACAGCAACTTAGGGACCGCATTGCGGATTTGTTGCACGCCATGGGCGAAGAGAGCCTGGACAGCGCCACCCACCAAGAGTACTTTGACGAGTGCGAACGCCACAAACTGGAACTGATGGACAGGCGCGACAAGCAGACCGATTTAGTTAATATAACCACCCTCTTTGAGCTTGATAGCTATAACAGGGCATACAAAATCAAACATTAATTCACCATTCAAATAGCATTTAAACATGAGTACCGAGACTAAAAAAATCGCCATTAACCAACCCAAAGACAAGGAAGGTAAACGCCAGTGGCTAAACCCAAAAGGCGAGACCGTGCCAGCGGCATACATCCGCAAAATCAATAAGCAACAGGACGCTACAGCCTTCAAGCAGAGCAAGAAAGCACTCGCGCTGCACAACAGCCTAGTGGCCTTCAAAAAAGAGATAATGGACGAGTGCGATGCGCTATATGAGCAAATGAAAGCCGATGCGCACATCAAGACGAGCCAAAAGGGCAGCTATGCCATTACGTCGTTTGGCGGTGAGGTAAAAATTGAAATGACGATACAAGACCGTGTGGCCTGGAAAGAGCCGGAGATTGGTTTTGCCAAGGCCAAGATATTTGAGTACCTAAAGAGCGAGCTGGGCGACAAACAAGAAGCCGTGCGCAAACTGATATACACCGCATTTGAGACCAGCGGCGGCAAACTGGACACCAAGCGCATACTTGGCCTGCTGAAATTAGAGATTAACGATGCCACTTGGAAGGCCGGTATTGAGCTGCTTAAGCAATCGATGCAAGTGGTGGACAGCAAGCGATATGTGCGCGTGTTTGTGCGCGATGCCGAGGGCGAATACCAGCCGATTGACTTGAATTTCAGTAGCCTTTAAAAATACCGAGTTATGAACAAAACTGATTTTCACGACGCTTTCAATTCTTGGTTTAGAAACGGCAAAAAACTGGACACGCTTAATAGCATACAGCACACTATAATGGTGACTTATAACGAAGCCTTAGATAAAGCTGACGGCCAATGTATACTGGACATTGCACACCATTTGGATAACGCATTTCAAGTTGCCAAACGAATTAAACCATAACACCTCCCGACAGGCAGTCGCCCGAGGTTCGAGACCAGGGCGGGAGCATTATTAACAAACCCATTAAAACCAAGCATACCTATGAGAAAAGTAACACAGGAGATACTGGACCTTTCCGAAGCACTAGACCAAAACGAGCTCAATGCCATCCGCGACATTATTATTGAATACAACCGCGCCTGTGAAAAGCACGTTGCGTGGCCGAGTGACCTAATACACGCTGGGGCTATTGTAGCTGAAGAGGCTGGCGAATTAACAAGAGCAACCCTGCAAGTAACTTACGAAGATGGCAATAAAACCATGCCCAACATGGAGGCCATACAAGTCGGTGCTATGGCTATTAGGTTTATTTCCAATTCGCCATACTACTCAAACAAACAACTATGAAAAAGCCCATCATTTACATTGCAGGCCCGATAAGCAATATGCCGAACGGCAATAAAGAAGCCTTTGCAGAAGCCGCCGCCACACTTAGAGCGAAGGGCTATGAGGCTATTAACCCTCACGAGCTGCACGAGGGCGCAACCGATACCAGTTGGGAGGGTTATATGAAGCGCGATATACCGCACCTGTGCACCGCCGATGCCGTTGCCCGATTGGACAACTGGGAGGGCAGCATGGGCGCACGGTTGGAGTTGATGTTGGCTGGTGAACTAAAGATATTTAGCATAAGGTACGATATGCTTCGCAACATTGAGCCGCAAAGCCTTAACGACCTTATTTACACCAACAAAATGGCACCGGTATGCACTCAATAACGATACAAGTGCCCGAGGGTACGTATACTTTTACAAACCGCGAGTTGGAGATGTTGGCCAGCTTGCGGTTGAGTAAAAACCCCGACCAAAACACTATGATACAGCGCATTACTTATCATGTGTGCCAGTGGTTTGGCGTAAACGTAACCGACCTAAAAAGTACTAGCCGAACCGCAAAGATTTGCGATGCACGGTTCGTGCTGATTGAGTTACTTATTAAGGTTGGCAATTTAAACCAAAACCAAGCGGCTAAATACCTCAACCGCAACCATGCCACTATAATAAGCGCTCGAAAAAAGCTTGCAAACCTTATGGAGACAGAGCCAACATTGGCGAGCGATTACGAAACCATTAAAGCCATTATTTATGATACGCACTAATGGACAAAATAAGCGTTTTTGGGCTTTGGTGAACAATGCCCGACTAGATAAAGACACTGTGCGCCAAATGGTGTACGAAGTTAGTGATGGGCGAACCGAAACCACGAAAGAGCTGGAAGTAAACGAAATGACGCACCTAATTAGCATAGTAGCCGATAGGGACGCGCAGTTGAATAACCGCAGCAGGGCAAGCGTTTGCCATTTATTGGCCCTTTGGAAGCCCAAAGTATACCAAAACGGCGACAAACTAAACATGGAGGCCATAAACGCTACGGTGCAAGCCCTTGGCTGCAATAAAGAGAAAAAGGCACTGTATCACTTATCGGGTGCGGCATTGAACGATGTGGTAACCCAAGTAAAGGCCATATATGGCAAGGAGGTAAGCAAATGAGACGTATACCCGAACACATTTGCCTTGGCAAGTTAAATAGAGACGAACTACAGTCGCTCTTTTATATAATACAGGCCGAGAGCACCTATAGAACAAACATGCTCGCCAGTATGGAGCCGGAAGATGAACACTATGCCGATGCGGTAACCACTGCGGTTATTGCCACAAAGCTATTTAAGAAGCTGCGAGACCGCTGGGAGAAGGATAAAGGCACCCAAACGGTAACGATTGATATAACCGAGGCAATGGTATTGTGGCGCATTGATGGGCTGGGCCTAGACAACTACAGCGGCAATGTTTTTAGAAAGATTATAGAACAAACGCACCTAACACTATGCAACCAACCAACACTTACAGCTTTACCAGCAACGGGTTTGATGGTGAAGTGATATTGACGTATAATGGCAACGGCTTATTGGTGAATTATGCCAATAAAAGCAACATGAATAACGAGTATCTGCACATGTTTCTCTTTAAATTACTGCCATTGACGCTAGAAGAGCTCAAGAAAGTGGCCAATGAGAAATCGACTCGTGGTTACAAGCTTTTGCCGCCCGACCTATCGTTTGAGCGTTTTTGGGACGAATACGACTACAAAACCGACAAAAAGACCACCGAAACCCGTTGGAAGGGCTTGACAGAGGGTGAAAAGATGGCCGCACTATCGTTTATTCCGGTGTATAATACAAGCCTTATCAAGAGCGGTTTGGCCAAACTTTACCCATCCACTTACCTATCAAAAAAGCGGTGGAATGACAACAAGTAGATGTATACCCAATGTATACCTAAATGTATACCTAAGCAACTAAACTAAAACAAAACCTACATTTATTAGGTATACACACACGAACGGCCGCAGATGCGGCCGTTTTTCGTTTAATTACCCTGTATTGAGCCAAAAACCGTTTAATATCAATAATTACAGCTCAATACACCCAAAATAGTAAAGCAGGGTTTAAACGCCTTAAAAACCCTGTTTAAAAGATACCCGCAATGGTAGTTGATGTAACTTTTGTTTTGCACGGTCAAAAACGGTTTTTTGGCTTTAAACTGTTGTTGTTAGGGCTTTTTACGGGTTTTTGGGGTTATGTTGTTGGTGTATCTTTTGTTCTACCCCTTATAATTAATATTTGTTTAACTAAGCCATGCTGCA